AAAGTTGTAGGAACCCAACTAATGCCATCATACTGTAGTAGTTGACCTTTTGTTGGAGGAGTTGCTGATACTGGTATACGTTGAATACCAATTACACTATTATTATTTAATTGTCCAGTAACATCACTACCATTACCACCTATAGCATATTGTCCTTGTGCTATCTGTGTAATAGCAGTACTAGATAATGCATCTTGTGTAGCCTTAATATAATAATTTAATGATATGTTTACTGGACGAGTTTCTATACTACCTGTTAAATCGGTCTTAGGTGTAAATTGATTTGTATTTCCGGTTCCTGCACCATTATTATTGATATATCCGTGGGTATTGCTCCATCTAATTTCACTTATACTGTGTTGATGACTTTTAAACTCATCAGTTTGCAAACTAGCAAATGTTCTACCACTTCCACTATCATATATAGATGCTGAATTTGGTGTGCCATTTTTATTACTATCATTATAACCACGAACAAATTGTCCTCTTAAATCAGGTACACTAAAATGTGTAGCATCAACACCATCCGTTTGTGTCCAACCACCTTGTCCATTTGGTTTATATCTTAATCCAAATGATGCGTAATTATTTGAAATTTTAGTTTGTCTAATTGCATCTGCCAATTCAGGATATCCATTTGCACCTGATAATGGATAATATGTTCCATCACAATTTAAATATCCTCGCGGTGCCGTAGTATTTGATGCAAATGCTATAACTGTTCCAATTGGAGTAGCATCGTAATAAGCATTTACATTGGTTGTTCCACCATTGCCACCATTTAAAGCATAACTAGCCGTAAGTGCATAACTACCACTAAGAGAATAACTAGCACTAGTAGCACTAATTTGATTTCCAATATTTGTATATAAACCACGTTGATTTACAATTAAGCCAGTGTCATAACTTAATCTTATTAAAACTGGTTTTGAAATTTGTGTATGAGTTGTATCACCAATACTTGGGTCATTTGGATTTAAAGTACCTGAACTAGATAAGAAATATACCATGCCAGTAGCAGGATTTGGATTTGTAGGACCAAAATAAGATGGTATATTATTTTGAAAATCTACCACTCCACCATATCCAATTGTAAATACACTATTACTTGATGTGGAAACAACAATTCCCACCACTTCATTAGAACCACCAAGACTATCAAATGTAGATGACGCCTTTACAAATAATTTTGAAGGAGCATTACTATTTTGATAAATAGCATCACCAATACTAAATCCATGTGCCGTTTGTGTAATTATTTCACTAAAATTACCAGAAGTTCCTCCACTACCACCATTTAAAGCATAACTGGCAGTCAAAGCATAAATACTGCTACTAACAGTTCCATCTACATTACTTCCATTTATATAGCTGGCAGAATCCGAATAAGTTACTCTAATATTATTAGGATTTGGATATGGAATATTAAGAGCTACACTAGCAGTTCCATTTAAATTCCCAATATAACTCCCTGAATAACTACCTGTATAAAAATCCCCATACAATTGTACATAATCAAGTACGTCTGCTATAGTGGTATTTTTAGTTTCTTGATTCGCAATGTCGGTTATGAACAATAAATCATTATCTTGATATTGTTCCACGGGATAATATGCTAAATCTGTTATTTTTTTATTGGACATATTTAATCGTTATATATAGAATAAATAGTGTTTAAGATAAGTTTTTTAATTTTTTAATGATAAATTTCACTAATTGACTACGAACTATATCATCTTCTGTAAATTTGAATGTAAAAACTCCATTATTTCTACTTTCTTCATCCGTAAGACAATCCATCATTTTAACAAATCCACTGTTTTTTATATCACTTTGTTGAGGGTCACCTAATATAAAAAGCTTACTAAATTCACCTACACGAGTTATTAATGTAAATAACTCCTTATATGTCATATTTTGACTTTCATCCATTACTATAGCTTTAGCATTCCAACTTAACCCTCTTAAGAAATTAATAGGATGTCCCTGAACCCGTTGTTCTTTTATCAATGATTCAATTTCTGATTTGGGTAATAATTCTTCTAATTTATCCATTAAAGGTTGAACATATGGTGCAAGTTTTTCACCTTCACTGCCAGGAAGATAACCCATACTTTTCTCACTACTCTCAACAACACTTCTTAAATATATTAAATCACTAACTTTTTTATCACTTATTAATTGAAGTGCCGACATTACCGCTAAAAATGTTTTACTTGTACCTGCTGGACCAGAAATGAACATTATTTTAACATCTTTATTTGAAGCCAATTCCAAGAATTTCTTCTGGTTATCCGTTAAATCACTTCTTTTACGAATATTTAACGATGATTTAAATTTAGAACTTTGATATATAATTGGACTTGAATCTTTGGCATAATCTGAATTGGTATTATTGTTTGGTTTGAACTCCGTATTTTTTAAATGTTTATTCTTTTTGTTTTTTTTCATATAATGAAGTCGATTTTATTAACTTTTTTTCCAATTTCTTAACCCTAGGACAAAATTCATACATTTCTTGTTTAATATAATATTGATATACATTATCAATATTTTCTTTGAATTTGTCAAATGATACCACAACCACGAAATCAGAATTAACAAACTGAAATATCTCCACGAATTTTAATTTCTTATTTAAAGCATATTCTATACCGTTCAACACTTGTTCCACCATCAATGACTTATTGTCGAGAATGAACCCTTCCATCTCTTTAAAGTTATTCGGTAATAAATACGATTTATATGCCTTTTTTGCCATACGTAGATAAATATGAAAAGGTTTAATATAAAAATGAAAAAACATCACTATATTTCTATAATGATGTTATATGTTTTTATTTAAATATTTATTATTTAGATTTTTCCACAATTTCTAACTTACAACTAGGAGAATGATTGGTAATTACCCTGTTCCAGAAACCATACTCATCAGCAGCATCCTCTTTATTACCATACTCATTTTCAGACACTTTGAATCCGTTTCTAACAACAATGTACTTTTTTACACTATCTCCACTTTTCTTTTTTCTAATCATAATATACTTTTTTATATTAATATTGTATTGGTTTTAAAAATAACTTGTAATGATAACCACTCACTACTTCTTTATATTATCAGACTTATCTTTCTTTGTCAATGCTTTTTTATCCTTGTATGGACAATTTTTACATCTATTATGACAACAGTACCCTCTATCTAATAAAAATTTCTTACTTAATGGTTGATACTTACTCATACAGATACAGGAGCACTTAAAACTGCACCACTTTGGTAATTAATTAATTCCGTATCAGTATACTCCCAATCAAATATAGATGTAAATTTATCCGTTTTAATAGTCGGTAAATCATATGTTGTTCTATTTAATAATTCTTTAGTTTGTTCTATGTGATTTGAATATAAATGTACATCCATCAAAAATCCAATTAACTTACCTTCTTTTAATCCAGATTCTTTTGCGAGTAAATGTAACAAAAGAGCATAACTTGAAATGTTAGCAGGAATACCCAAATACGTATCACAACTTCTTTGATTCCATGCCAAATTCAAATATCCATCAATAACCGTAACTTGCCAAGAATAATGACAACTCGGTAATGCAGCATATGGTAATACTAATGGATTCCAAGCAGATACTATCATCCTTCTATCCATTGGATTCTTCTTTAATGTATCTACTACATTCTTTAATTGATCAACACCTTGATGATAATTAGGTTCTTTGAAATTCCTCCATTGAGTTCCATATATCAATCCCAAATCATCCTCTGCTGCCATTTTCTTTTTGGTTTCTTCATCATTAGCATATGGAACTTTTTGCGGATTACACCAACCATCCCAATAATGACATCCTCTATCCTGTAACCACTTTTTACTATTTAATCCTTTAATAAAGAATTCAAGCTCAACCTTAGTAGATTTAAACGGTAATTTCCTACTAGTCAATAACGGAAATCCTTCAGACATATCATGTTCAAACATAAAACCAGCTATAGTCAAACAATCAACACCAGTTCTATTACCCTTCCATTTACCCTTTTCAAGTATAGTGTTTAATAATCTAAAATATTCTTTATCAACATTATTCATATTTAAAAATTAAATTCTAATTGATGCTGATAATTGAATAGTAATTCGGGATCATCAAATGACATTTGTTCATGATTAATTTTAGTAGGGTCATACCACTGTATAGTAGAATATACTTTTCCATCCTTTTCAATTAACCATGACCAAGTTGTTAATCCATAAGATGCATGTAAATCAAGTTTTCTATCTATAATAGTTGTTCCTTTACTCCATTCTTCAAATTGTTGTGTGGTCATATTATTTTAAACACCAAATCCAAATTTAGGTTTTTCTTTTTCTTTATGGTTATTATCATCATCAATATTATAAATTTCAGCCAAACTCATAGGTTCAACAACATCAAACTTCTTTTTCAATTTATTAATAAGAGCTTGTGCATCTACAATAGATAACTTGTTAAATTCATGCTCATAATGTAATCTTCCTTTTCTCAATAATGCCTTATCAACATTTTCACGAGCGGTATTAAACGTCAATATAATACTCAAATTTAACATACTACCAAGAATACCATCACCAATATTCAATAAAGATGACACCAAAGACTCATTACCCAATCCCTCCTCACGACTAATTACAGCCTTCTCAGCATCCTCCAATACCAATACACTATTAGGATTCTCAAGTAATACAGGAATAATATTAGGACTAGTCAATGTATCAATAAATGTCGTCGGTATAAAAATAAACTTTCTGTCACCACCAAATTGTTTAGCCAAATGCTTAATATATGTAGTCTTACCACTACCAGCAGCACCATGAAATATAAATAATCCATTGGTATTAGTCTTTAACTTCTCAACAATAATCTTATGGTGAGTCTCAAATTCTTTACCATAATTAATACCAATATCAAGCTTCTTACTAAACTTGTCATCAATGGGGATTTGCTTAACCTCAATACCATCACCACTGTTTATCAATATACCAAAAAATGTATCCTTATCATAATCTGTCTTTTTAGCAAAATCTTTATAAAATTTCTGAATCACATTCTCCAAACCAGTATTGTCAAAACTACTAGCATTAAATTGTATATCACCTTTGTCATTCGTAAGTTTAATTATTACAGGAGAAGTCAAATTAATATCATCAAGCTTCTGTTCTATAATATATACAGCCACATCTTCCACATTCTCATCATATGAATAAGGATTAAAAAATCTAGACTTTGACTTTTTAGAATCATCTTTAGTCAATGTCTTGCTGTCACCCAATAATACACAATTTTTATTAAGATATTCAAATACCTTACTATCCACCTTCTCAATACTCCTAACAGAAGGAATAGAATTTGCGGTTTGACTGCTTTTAAACAAATACCAAGTCAACCCAGATACATCTAAATAACCAGGATGATTGTTTCTATATGCTGTTTTACTATCTTCTGTGTAAGTTATATTCATATTTCAATTAGTATACTTAATTACTCTTCCAAAGTCAAACTCTTTTACAATTTCTTTTTTGCTAAATTTATCCTCAAATAAACTCATATATGTATCACCCTCATACTCTTTATCAATATGAGTAACATAAAACTCGGTTATATATGGCATAAATAATTCATATATAGATTTACCACCAGCAACTATAACATCACAATTATGATTAAACTTGATTCCTTCCACATAAGCCAAAGCAGTCTTAACATTATTAACAATTAATATATTCGACGGATGAACAAATAACTTAGTAGATAATACCATCAATTTTCTGTCTTTTAACGGCGGTAAACCTTCATATGTAGTCCTACCAATAAGAATAGTATTATATAACGTAAACTCCTTAAACCATTTCAAATCCTCCTTATAATAAAATGGCAATTTACCATCCCTACCAATACACCGATTACTAGACATAGCTATTATAGCCTTCATACAATATATACATTGCCATTAATCATAGTCTTTACTCCCAACTCCATATCCAAAACCTTAAAATCTGTCTTAGCCTCAAATAACATCACAGAACTATGCGTAGAACTCTCCTTCCACTTGTCATTGTTCTTATTAATACCAACATCATCCCATTGCTTATGCACAACTATACTCTTTATACCAGATTGCAATAACCCCCTACAACAATCCGCACACGGTAAAGCAACACAATATAAAGTAGAACCAGCAGTAGATACCCCATTCCTAGCACAATTGTAAATAGCATTCCTCTCAGCATGTTCATAATAAAAATACTTGATAGGTCGCTCATCACGCACATTTACATCATCACTAACCCCTCGCGGTATACCATTATACCCCTCACTAATAATAATATTGTCCCTAACCAATACAGCACCAATCTTAGTATTAGTATCCTTACTCTTACTAGCAATCAAATACGCATGACGCATAAATAACTCATCCCAACTCGGATTATGCCACTTTTTATTACTCATAGTTTTTTCAATACTTAACACTGCTAGTCAAATGCCACCTCTTACAATGCTTACACCTATAAACACGTAACTCATCAACACCACCACATGACTCATATTTAAGACGCTTAATCTCATCATACGCATCACCCCTACTACTAAACTTCCTCTTGCTACCACATACAAACTTACTCATATTAAAATATATTATATATTATAAAAATAAAATGTCAAGAAATTAAGGGCGGTGTGGAAGGGATTCGAACCCTCACTCCCCGATTAAGAGGAGGCAAGTTTAGCAAACTTGTGCAGCCAACCGTATCTGCCTCCGACACCATAAAATTAAATACAATCTACTTTTAATTCGGAATTTTTTTTCAATAAATTATTTCTTTTTTTCCTACCTAGTCTATTTTTGGATTTAAAATTTGGAGTGATAGAATGACAATTTGGACATAACAATTTTAAATTTTTAGGATTATTATTTAAATAATTACCATCGACATGATTCATTTCTAAAGTAATCGGTAAATTCATCCACGTATCGTTTTTACAATTCTCGCATTTATGTCCACGAATACTTAATAAATATCTTTTAATCCAAACACAAGTAGCAATACCACCCGTGACTCCAGAAATTTCTCCATTTAACCATTTATTTACTTTTTCTTTATATTGAAAATCGTTTTGACATTTTAGACTGCAATATTTTATACCATTACTTCTTTTTACAAGACCGCAATTTATACAAGTTTTAAATGAATATACATTAGGCATAGGTTTAATTCGTTAATAATAAATATATTGGATTAAACCTAAAGATTAATTTTAATAAAATTATTTTGGCGGTGAAGAGAGGTATCGATCCCCATACCCAAAGGTACCAACAGATTTCAAGTCTGTGTTATAGGCCACTATAATTTCTTCACCAAAACTGGTTGGCCATCAAGGATTTGAACCTTGACAATGACCTTCAAAGGGTCTTATGCTACCGTTACATCAATGGCCAATACTAAACTAATAGGGTGGAGCCATTCGGTGCTGCCCCGAATCCTATGCATTGCAAATGCATCGTGCTACTGTTATCACTATGACCCCATAATATTAAAAATCATTTATCATACAATGTTTCAATTTTTTTTGTTTTGTATATTTGTTTTACATAATCAATATACTTTTTTATTTGATTCTTTTCAATGACAATAATTTTTTTTGGAAAATATTTTTGTTTATTTTCAAATTCTTTTTCTTTATATCCTTTAATTTCAATATAACTTTCTTCACTATCTAAATAAAAATCTGGATAATATTTTCTATTTTCACCTTTCGAATTTATATAACCGAACCATTCCGTGCTGCGTCTAAATGGAATATTATTATCTAAATTATAAATTACCCAAGCTAATTCATAAGTACTCTGACAATGAATTCCTTTATACCAACCTCGTTTAGATCTTCCCCCGTTTAATCTAAATCCTCCCGATTTACCTTTCATATATCCAGTTCTTTTAATCCATTCATTTTTACATTTTCTACTACAACAATTTTTATTTGGCTCATTTTCATATCCAATGAAGATTTTATTACAACTTTCACACTTTTTTTCCGTTCTAGTTATCAATTCATTATAATGTCCTGATTTCCATAATTTTTTAGTATTTATTGAAAGTTCTTTTTTTTCTTCATCTGACCATTTTTTATGTCCTCCATTTTTTTGAGTATATATTGATGCACATCTGATAGAACAATATTGATTATTGTTTTTACATTTAAAATCAATGGAATTTAGACAATTTAAACATTTCTTTGGATTTTTATAATAATTATCTATTCTTTTTTTATTATTATTTTTTATTATTTTTTTATTATAAGCACAACTGCATTTAACAGAACAAAAATGAATGAATCGACCATTTTTTTCATTTCTTCTTATTTCATATACACTTTTTCCAAATTCCAAATCACAATTTTTACAAATTACTAGTATAGTTTTCATATATCAATAAATAGTGTCCTCGGAGCGTAAAACATTAAACGAACTCATTTATTTTCTTTGATTTTTTGGTGCGGTGTATCGGGGTCGAACCGATATTATTCCTACTTGGAAGGAAGGTGCCATAACCAATTAGGCGAACACCGCATTAAATTATAAATCTGGTCGGGACGGTGAGACTTGAACTCACAGTTTCCTGTACCCAAAACAGGCGGAATAGCCATTATCCTACGTCCCGATTTAAAAAAGAATACCACAAAGAGCCGCCTCCATATATTTCTATAACAGTCTAAGCAGAGTTTATCTCCTAGTTTCATCACAATGATGTTTACTTCTTTGTTAGCAGGGTGGGCGATGAGGGACTCGAACCCCCGACTTTTTCGGTGTAAACGAACTTATCTAACCACTGATATAATCGCCCATTAAATTTAACGCTAATAATCAGTTTATATTCATCATATATTTTTATTATTAACCAATCTCAGTTTTTCTAGGTTAAACACGATAGAGTTACAAACCTTTAAATCTTTAAGTATAGTACCACAATTTTTTTATTATGTCAACTATTTTCTATAAATTAAAAACCCCTCTTGGTTTTTGACTTCCAAGAGGGGTATTAATCACGTCCTTGGCGTCATTTTAAAATAGTTCCTGATGGTTGGCTTTGAGGCGAACCATTTGTATTATTTGATTGTGGTATGATATTATTCATATTGAGTATATATATGGTTCAAAATAGATAATCTGTTATTTTAATTTAATTATACTCATAACTTTATTAGTTATCTGTATATGATGGTAATTTGTCATATTCTAAATTATATTTTTGACAAAGTTCCATTGCTTTACCATATGCGGCGTATTGTTCTGGAGTTTTAGGTTTATCTGTTGCTAATGTTTTTAATTTCTTTACTTTTTTGAATATTTCTGAAGTAACGTTTTCGTATACATATTCAAGAATTTCGGGAATATCTTGTTCTATATCATCTATTGATAAACCACCGAACTTTTCATTTAAAGCAGTTTTGAGTTGGTCAAAATCTACATTTTTATCTTTATCTTCTCTTAACATCTGTAATTGGTCACTGGCTCCATCATACTCGTGTAATAGGAAATGAAGCATATTAAGAATAGGAGTTTTCTTATCTGGAATAAATACCGAAAGATTTTTTAGAGCTTCTTCTGGTGTCAATCCTTTTTTAATACCATTTTCAATTAACAATTTTCTTTTTTCAGTACCCTCGTTAATTTCTTTTTCATACTTTCGAGCATATTGTTGAGCAGCTGACATTATACCAGCTTTGTCTTTTTCAACATCTTTTTTCTTTTGAGCCATCCTATTAACGAAATCGCCATCGGTGCTGTTAAGAATACTTATTAGTGAATAGTCATTATTCATTTAATTATAACTTATTTTTATACCAGTTTTAAAATGCTGAAAATTAACCTTTTAGAAGTTTCTTTTTCGTATTCTTTTTCTTAGATTTAGGTTTTGAAGATTTTAAATTATTATGAGTACAATTGAGATTAGATTTACATTTGATTGCAGGTAAGTCTACAATGACAGGAGCACTAAATATTGATTTTAAATATCCAAGTATTTTTGTTATTAATGATTTCATATATATAAGTATAATCAAACCGTACATTTATACGCTATAAAAAGCAGTGTGGCACGTTCACCCAAACCCTTACGGAATCCTCCTATCGGGTGTTTGATTAAATAAGAATGTCTTGAACCTATACAATTTAATGTAGGAAGGTGTTCAAGACAATAAATGGTGGACCTGCGGAGAGTTGAACTCCGGTGTTGAATAAAATAACATAACTGACTACGTGTGTAGATAATTTAAATTTACTCATGATGATAATAAAATATATCTAAAATATCATCCGTAAGATTTATTAAATTTCAATATACAATCTAAATCACTATTATATATCTAGTCCAATGTTTGACGTGATTGATAATTATCAGACTTCCTTACCAATCACGGGTAACCTAATTAGGCTACGGCTTCGTTTCCGACCATTTCTGGTTCGAAAACATAGGATGCTACAGTTTTAGCACTTGATTTTTGATTACATTATTTAAGTGGCCAAGCAATCTTCCACTACACGCCAATTAATATTGACTTCGTTCAGTCGATACCAGTACAGGCCCATAAATTTTAAAAGAACTATATATAACTATACCACAAAACTTATAAATGTCAATAAAAAACCGTCAACTTTTTTGTTAACGGTATTATCTAATAATTATCTTTCGTGTTTTGCTATGTCTGCCCAAGTAATTTTATCAGGAGGATAATAAACGTCATCTTGATCATCTTCATATGAATCAATATATGGTTTAATTGGATTACCATCATCATCAGTTACCACAAAATATTCATAGTAATCATAATCAATATTTGAAGCTATTCTTTTAGCCAATTCCTGAATTTCATTATCAGTTTCATATCTATCTTTATCATGGTGATTGTCAAAAGATACATAGATATATTCATCACCAATTGGATGAATTTCTACGGATATAAATTTATTATAAGATTTTTCACCTTTATGAAATTGAATACCAGTTCCGATTTTAAGTTTAAATATTAAATCGGCTATGGTTTTTTCGTCGTGGTTAACAAGTTTCTGTGGAGTTTGTGATAATGATGATTCTTTAATCAATTTAAAATGATTACCGCCAACGTTTTCAAATAATTTCTTTTTCATAATATATAAATATTGTATTAAAAACAAAAAAACCGCAAATATTTGATTATATTTGCGGTTTTTATAGGGTAACAATTACGCCACCTCCACCACCGTATTATCAGTCAAACACGGAAGACTAATTGGGGTGATATAGGGGTAACGCTCCCCTTTCTCTAGTTCCACAAACTAGGGTAATAACTTTTATACGAATACCACCATTAAAATCATCCCCAAATTGGTAGCTATACAAGGAATCGAACCTTGGTAAAGACCTTATGAAAGTCCTGTATTCCCATTATACGATATAGCTATTACTAAATGGAGCCAAATGTCGGAATTGAACCGACGACCTTCACTTTACAAAAGTGTTGCTCTACCAACTGAGCTAATTTGGCGTTAACGGTCATATTATTGATTCTGATTATGACCATCATCAGAAACCATCGTGGTATCATTAATAAATACTAAAACCCACTGCGATTTTAATATATAAATCTGGTGCTCATATTAGGATTTGAACCTAAAATTAAACGTCCGTAGCGTTTCGTGATAATCCAATTTCACCATACGAGCATAATTTTATAAGCATAAATGAAATCAATCCATTATATACCTATTAAAATTATTTAATCTTGAGGAGGAGGATTATGACCTTTACCACCCTTATCACCCTTTGAAGAATTATTTTCATGTGATAATCTAAACGCTTTCACTTCTTCTTTAGTAACAAATCCATCCTTATTGGTGTCAATCTTATCAAAATTTTCATTGATACGACCATGTGATTCATCCTTGGAAATTTTACCATCAGTATTAGTATCAAATTTTTCAAATACTTGATTGATATTTAATTTCGGTGGAGGTACACCATTTGTTTTGCTATTTTCATCAGGAGCAGCACTTGTAATCATACTTGATGCCACAATTAATCCAATTATATTTAATATTTTTTTCATATTTTTTCCTTAATTTTTAGTTCGTGGAAAATGTTCCCACATTCATACATATATTCAAAATTATATAAAAATATCAATAAAATCAACTAATTTCTTCATCTAAACTAAAGGTTGGTGGTCATAGTAGGAGTTGAACCTACGACCCATGCGTTATCAACACATTGCTCTAAACCAACTGAGCTATATGACCATTATGGATGGACGCAACAGGATTAACCTGCAATAGTGTGTTTACCCGCGACACACATAGGTGATGATGAACTCAGTTATATAACTAAGTCTGCGGCTCATAATACATCATACCACCCGTGACTAATTTCCACCATACGTCCAAATTAATAAAATGGTGGGAGCAATAGGACTCGAACCTATGTATGCCGTTAAGCAGGGAGATTTACAGTCTCCAGCAATTGCCGCTATGCGATACTCCCAAATTAACTAAATATAAAAATGGTGGGTCTACTGAGAATCGAACTCAGGATAGTCGGTTAAAAGCCGATTGGTATGCCACTTACCTATAAACCCATAAAATATTATCTTGTCTCCCATGACTATACTCTTTCAAGTTTTAAGGAGTCAAGGTACGTGGAGATTGCAAGATAACTGGCGGTTATGAGGAATTACGATATCCCAACCTTTTCGCAGACAACGAATTGCTCTTCCTTTGAGCTACATAACCAAATTGGCTCCACCCCTCTGATTTGAACAGAGATATCACATCTTAACAGGATGCATCATTACCGATTATGATAGAGTGGAAACATATGGTTTTTTCAATCTGTCCATCAACAGGGTTGATAATTTATACGATATTACCAAACGGTGGTAGTCTATTCGAGGCTCGAACTCGATACTATATCTTGAAAGGATATCGTGATAACCCATTCACCAATAGACCATTAAAAATTTTTAACCTATCGTTGGTGGCAAATATATTATATTCACTGGCGACTCCATTTTTTATTGGACCGCCTCTACGTTTAGTTGATTATCGGTTCAACCCTATCTATAAAACCACTTAATAAAAAAACCCGTCACTATTTCTAGGACGGGTTTGACAATCTTTTTATACAAAATGTCACCCGTCACTTCTATCATAGAAGCGTTCATATTTCATTGTTGTACTATTACTTTTCATTTACTTTATCGTTCTTTCAATTGTTCACATAGAATATACTATGTTTCTTATTTTGTCAATGACTTTTTAAACTTTTTTTATCAGTATGTCAGCCACAGACATTATTTACTATGTCTATAATTATATTATGTTTTAATAAAAAGTCAAGAATTATTTAATTTAAAATCAACTTTCTTCGGAATCAGCGCATCTGTTACATTGATAGCCTTTTTGATGTTCCCATGCACTTAGAGCGTTTGGAGTTTTGCAAGTTGGACATGAAAAGCGGTTTTTATTTCTTTTGTTATATGATGAAATTTGACCATCATAATTGGCTCTTTCACGTTCATCGGCGTCGTAATCTTCATTCTCAGTAACACGTAATGGCTCTCTCTTGTGCATTTTTGGTAGTTTTTTAATTTCACTTTTTTTAACCAAAGAGTAACCTTTGTCATTTCCAAATTGAACAGATATGTTATCATTGTCTGTTATAGATTTAACAACACCCTCTTTACCCTTAAACTTACCTTCTAATCCAATTACACCATCACCTACTTTTAGTGACCCAAACAAATTGCCTATAAATCCATCATTAATACCACTCACAGGTTCACCCATTGATGCAGATGATTCACTCAACTTGTCAATCTTACCTTGAATCATTTTCTTGTATGCATCAACAGAACCGTAATTCTTCTGAGCAAATTCCTCTGGTGGATTTTTCAACAGTCTACGAAGTTCATCTTTATCCGCCATTCTCTGATGAGTGTCATCTTCTTTGTCTTGAAGAACCTTTGCCGCATTACGATAAAGCTGTGCATTCTGCTTTACCAAATTACGAATCGTATCATTGCCAGATTCATTTTTAATATATCCTTTACCACCACAAATTTTACAAGGATTTACCAATTTTACACCATTGCAATGAGAACATTTGTTTTTATTTTTATAATCATTCCAACGTTTTGTTCGATTTGCCCACGGCTCTTTTTTTTCATCATTACCAGAGGACGAAGATTCATCAAAATTAGGTTTTTCATCACCAGTATCATCACCTTCATATTCATCATCATTATATTTCTTTTTACCCCAATGATTTTCAGAATCTCCACTACCACCACATGTTTTACATACAGTTCCATCAGCACTACCTTCACCACTACCATTACAAGCATGACAAATATCACCACTTTCATCTAATCCAAGATGTGGTTCATTTGGTTGTTCTTTTCCTAATACATCCTTTTCAAAACTTCTTCCCGGTTCATTTTTATCACGACTCATTATCCATTTATTAATATCACTATCAACCATCTCACGATATGGTGTAAAATCAGAAGTTGCAACTATTTTACCACTATCAATATCAACGAAATTATGAAATATCTTAACATTATCATCTTCATAATCCCTCTCAGGTTCATATCTAACTTTATGCGGTTTACCTTCTTTATCATCAATAGTATAAATTGTCTGACTGACCGATTCTTTTAATAATTTCTTATGCTTATTAAATGTAGTCTCAAATAATTGTTGGTTAAATTCTCTTTTCATATATTCAAATTCTTGATTTCTTCATTAATTCTATTTCTAATTGGTTGCAATAAAGCATTAACTTCTTTAATGTCCATAACCTCAGTCAATGGCCATTCAACATGTCTCTCTAAAGAATCCATAGCAAATCCCAAAACCTCTTCTTTAGTATCTCCCCACTGACTATCAATCTTTTCAGCGTCAATCTCAGCAATACTCTCTTTAATCAATTGTTTCAATTCATTCTTCGTCATAATATTTTAAAAATCAACGGTAATAGTTTTAGATTTTTCATCTACGGTAATGCCTGTAGGAACAAGTTGACTACCTTCACTTCTTTGACC